TCAGTATCACCAAAACCTAACTCCTTAGAATGAGAGGATATATAATCCTTCATCTTCTTGGCATCAGGGTCATCTGTCAGCGACAATCTTGTCCACATAATCTGTTGCCTTTCAAGCAACTCCATGACAGTATCTATGTGCTCTATCTTTGCCTCTGGACTCATCATAGGGAACTTTAGTATGACATCATACAATTCTTTCTGGAGACATGTGATCTCCTCCATCTCCCTTCTTACTTGATCTGAATCAAAAAACTTACTCATATCTCTCCTTGATACGTCTCAAAAGATATTGTTTATATTTTTCTTTGTCAATATTTAGAAATGGCATGTACTTTCTTATCTTCATTCCGACTACCTTCCAGACTGGATCTTTTATCTGCTTATCATAGTCTTTGCAGTAACCAAATAGTTTTTCATAGACACACATCTCTTCTGCACTTATGTTACCTGCTAGATGCTCTTTGAGTATGGGTGGATGACCTTTAGATGCATCAAAGAACTCATCATATGTGTATTGATCCATCATTTCATCTGAACTCTGTTTGAAATTATAGTACATACTCTGCTGTCTTTTCTGCCATTCTTTATACACACCCTCACCAGACCTTATAATATTTCCTATCCACAATCCCTCTGGATTGTCTGTGTTTACAAAGTTGGCAAGGAAAAAGTCTTTGATCTCTGGATCTTTATACTTTCTCGACATCTTTTCAAAAAAGTATCTGTCTTTTCTCTTGTAAAAAGAATCAATCTTTGCTCTAGATTTACCACCATATCTGTGGTAGTCATACTTTTCTTTAGTAAAGTGATTCTTGTATCCAAGATACTCTTTGTAAGTATCAAAGGGTGTCATAGGTTTTTTGATCATGCATCGCCACACTTTTCTTCATTGTAGCATCTAATTGCTGTGCTGCGGTAAACCATTTAGGATTTGCTGAACACATGTTACAGATCCATGATGGTTCTAATACCTCTTTGAATGATGCTCTTATATCATCGTCTGATGAGTCAATGCTAGTGGGTTTGTACTGTAAATATTTTTGCCATGCTGGATCTTCAAGTTGATCTGTTGCTTCAAGAGATTCTCTGAGGTATGACATCATAGGACACTTCCATAGATGTCCATTGTATAGTTGAGAGTTAGGGCAACTACAATGCTTGAAACTTTCAGTTATGTTACCATCTTCATGTGGATAATACTTTATACCATCACTGTAATCATACTTGAATAGATCGAACCACACTCTAGGTTGTCCATTGTCTAATCTAAATGCCTCACTCAACTCAAATGTATTTCCATCTAAATCTACACCTCTTGACTCTGCATACTTTGCAAACTCATATGCATTCTGCCAGTTCTTATATCCTTTAGTGGTGTACCATGGAAAGTGGAATGTCAATCTAAAAACTACACCCTTCAACATTTCATCTACTATCCACTCCTTCTCTTGCAGAAGTCTTGATCCATTGCTGAATAGTTTTACATTACATGGTTGTGTGCCACGTTCACCGTAACATAATTCTCTAAGAACTCTAGTCACCTCTTTAGTTCTTGGTTCAAGCAGAGGTTCACCACCAATGACACTTACATGACTCCACACATATATCTTTGGTAATATATTCTCTATATCTTTGATCAGTTGATCTATATCTACTGTGCTGTTAGCACTCAACAAACTACTATTATGATTACATGCTCTACATGCAAGATTGCAACCATTTATGGTGTGAATACTAAGAAGTCTGGTAGTAGGACGTTCCTTCTCCAGACTTGAGAGTTCTTCTTTTGTTATTGACTTGAAATTATCTATCCAAAAACCTTTGAGTGACCTTATATAATTTACCTTACGTGACAATTCATTGATGTCATGGTTCTTTAGACATGCAGCAGCGAGTTTCTTTTCTTTTACGTTAGATAGCAAGGAATTTTGCCCTCGAAGTTCTCTTCAAGTAATTTAGGTTCATTGCATTCCCTTTCAACTTCTCTTTCATTGGTTTAGAAATGAGTTTTGAAACTGATTCTATCTCTATACTATTCTCTTCACAGTAGTGACATATTGCCTCAATATAATTCATATCCAAATTGTTTTGGACAAGGTTCTCAATGTCATTAGTGAACTTGTCCTGACACAGGAACTTGTTCTTTAGAACTGCCCTCATTTCATTCTTGGTTGCCATTTAATTTGTCCTCCACAAATTTTTCGATGTACTTGACTAATAGTTTCATATACTTCATTTTATCATACTCTTCGTAAACAGTCACCTCCCCATTCTCACAGGTCATGAGAATAACAAGTTTCTTCACAGGTATATCCGTCAGTTCATAAAACATACAGGCATATGCTGCTGCCTGTACAAAATAATTCTCTATCCACTCTCTCGGTTTGGGTTTCGCTGCAGTTTTGAAATCAATAATGGATAGTTCACCATTATATTCTGCTATACAATCAACAGTTCCAGCAACACCCAACTCGTTACTGTATAAACTTTTTTCTAGTGCGTAGATATTATTTATATTTTGTAACACTTTTTTTGCCTGAGTGAACAGCATCTTGGTGCTAGGGTTATCCAATACAACCTCTTCATTCAATAGATGCTTCTCTATCAGTTCATGTGTGGCAGTGCCTCTAGTAGTGGCACGTTTTGTAATTCTGTTTGCTTCTGCATCACCAACTTTCTTTCTCCACTCAACAAAGATGTGTTTGTTGAAGTGAGAAGTGACCGAGGTGATTGACACCATCGGTCTGTCATTGACATTGTAGTATCGAACTCCATCAATACTCTTCCTAGTCAGGGTAGGAAGATCACATTCTACATGATTGAACATTACATACCTAGTTCTATTTTTGAGGTGATGTAACTCTTGACTAGACCAGACCTAACGATATCATCCATATCAAATTCGATTAGATCGAACTCTGGCATGCGAGTGATAATCTTTTGGAAATCAAGAATACCATTCTTCTCGTTTGTCTTTATCAAATCAGTTTGTGCAACGTCACCACAGAACATAATCTTGGTGTCTTCACCTACTCTTGTTATTATACTATCTAACTCATGAAAATTCAAGTTCTGTGACTCATCCACAATAACAATAGAATTATCAAGTGTTGTACCCCTGATGAAAGAGGTAGACCAGAAGGTCACACTCTCTTGTGCTTTCAAATTACCCCACAACATCTCAAACTCATTGTCTGTAGGCAACTCAAACATATACTTGACCATATTCTTGTATGGTATCTGGTATAGTGCTGCCTTGTCCTCATGATCACCAGGTAAGAATCCTATCTCTCTTGTAGACACAAGTGATCTTACTAATACTACCTTTTGATATGGTGTGACAGGATCTAACACCTCCCTCAGTGCTTGATAAAGAGTGATGAATGTTTTACCTGTACCTGCTGCACCATAGAGAAAAAGGTTTTTACCCTCTTGATATGATGCAAAAGCATGTTTCTGGTTGGTTGTGATTGGTTGCACATCCACCATCATGTCAGAATTATATGGTTTCTTTCTCCTCATTTGTTTCGCAGTCAATCCAGCACCAACACTGGTAGACATCTTCTTTTTTCTTGGCATGTTAGGTGTGTGTAATCTTCTGTGGTTTTACTTTTGAACCAGGCATCTCTGATACCCTTGATAGAACCTCGTTCCATCCTCCATCTGTTCTACTGTAAACGTCACCTGTAGCACTGACTACACCTCCTGATCCTTTAGACCAGTCTTTATCCCAGTCTGGATTATCTTTTCTCCACTGATCATACTCTTTCATTGACATCATGAGTTCTTTAGTCTCACCTGTCTTCATGTTCTTGATTGGATATGTTGGCATGTGTTGTTGCGAGTGTTTTATTTAGAGATGATAACATTACGTTTACCACGCTCCTGTATGGCAGCACTAAAGTGTAAGGGTTTAGATGTACACATGTTGCATACTTTATCAGGTAGTCTACTCTGCTCACAAAACTTTGTCAACTCATCATCACTACAATCTACAGGGAGACCATCCACAAGATATTCTTGCCACTCTTCAGCATCACTCTGTTCTGTCACAGACAGTAGTTCTCGTAGGAAAGCAGTGTTCGGACACTTCCACAACTTACCTCTGAATAGTTGTGTATTAGGGCAAGAACATACCTTATAACTCTTTGCTATCCTACCCTGATTGTATGGATATACCTTACCATCTCTCTTCTTGATTGAGTTGAACCACCTATCCTGACCAGTGTGATGTTCGGTCACCAGTACCTTAGGGTGATTGAATTTCTTTATTATATCTTCCACTTCCTTGAGGTGTATACTTATCCTTAGATACACCTTAGGATCTTCTAAAACTCTTCTGATCCAACCTTCATTCTGTAGGAGCAATAAGCCATTGGTATAGAGATAAACAAAAGAATTAGTATGTGATCTACATGCATCTACAATCTCCTCACATCTTGGGTTTAGTAAGGGTTCACCGCCTATGACAGATACCCTATCAATATCTAGTCTTGGTAAGATAGTTTCTATATCTTTTATTAGTGCATCAGTATCTAACCTACTCGTAGGTGCAAAGTAATTACTAAAATGATTACAACCTTTACATGATAAGTTACAACCTATGGTTGTACTTATGTCAAGAATTTTGAGAGTGGGCAAGGTATGCTGCTCCAATAGATGTGCCACCGTCATGTGCAACAGGCATGGCACGGACTCTTACGTCAAGTTGTTTTATTAATTTATAATTAGCAACACAATTCAAGAAACAACCACCTGCTAGAACCAGATTTCTATTTGGAAACATCTTTGCTAATTCCATTGATCTTTTCTCCCACCTTTGCTGTATATAAAATGCTTCCTGTTTTCCATACGCTGCCAACCCCATGATTTTACCTGCATCCTCAGGATCAAAACCATAGTTCACACATGTCTGTTGGTATTGTTTACCAATGCCAACGTCATCTTGGCTAAAGTATTTTTTATGTAAAACTTTCCAAGAGGGTGCATCAAATATAGTTTCTATCTCTATACCTTCCTCTGTCTTTGATCCATTTGCATCTACGACTATCGCTATGGCATCATCAAATCCTGAGTTATAAAAAGCAGATGCTGCATGACACAGGTGATGTTGATTTCTATAATCATATAGAATAGCATCAGGAAACTTATTCTTCACTATACTCAAGTCAAGAGATGATATGAGTGTCTTAGAGTCTTTAGTCCAGTATGAATCACACAATGCTATGGCATCTATGTCATGCACATACTTGAGTAAAGATCTTACAGCATAGTCTCTTTTCTTTCTTGTTATTCTCTCTGACTCAAGATAGAATGCTATCTTACCATCTCTCATTACACACACTGAACCATTGTTTGATAGGTTCAACCCTAGGACTGAAAATTTTGCGGAGATTTTTTTTCCAGATTCTTGTAATTGAAAGGTCATTTTCCCCTGAGTTTTTGCACGTCTGGAAAGTATAGGTAGTCTATGTCACTACACTCAAAGCATTCTATGGCATCCTCTGGTGTCTCTACCAGTGGGTCACCTGCTAAGTTGAATGATGTGTTGAATAATATTGGCACGTCAGTGAGTTGATAGAATGAATCAATCAACTGATAGTAATTAGTATTGTCTTTGAGTCCTACAGTTTGAACTCTACATGTGTTATCAACGTGAAGTATTGCAGGTATCTTATCATAAGTATGTGGATGAGCATTCACAGCGTACATCATGAATGGTGATTCATCTAGTCCCCCCATGTCAAACCAATCATGTACGTGAGGTAGAAGAACACTACCTGCAAAAGGTCTGAATGATTCTCTATTCTTTACTTTATTGATTCTATCCTTACCATCAGGATCTCTTGGATCGTATAGTATAGATCGATTTCCTAGTGCTCTAGGTCCTGCTTCTGATCTACCTTGAAAAACTGCCACAACATTACGCTCCTCAAGTAATCGAGCAACGTACATTGTATTCACTGTGTCTCCCTCAATGTGAGACAGATCATATTCAGGACCAAGGTATAGTGAATCAATCATCGTCATGCTCCATTTCTATTGGTTCCAATGACCAAGAAATGATGATTCTTTGAGTACGTTCACCTTCCATATTGAGAGTTCCTTGCTCATGAACCTTCCAAAGTCCCATACTTTCTCCTAGTTTCGCATAGTCCCTCAAATTCTTTCTGCTTGGTTCAAGAGAATCAATCATCGTGATCGTCCCAAGGATCTTTCAGTGCCTTGTTGTCAAAGAATCCTTTGTATATACCATACGCTGCAAGTAATACGGTGATCACTGCAATTGAAATACCAAATGTGTAATTGGGATCAAGTGTAAGGTGAGGTACTAATGGTGTCTCACAAGTCCATGTCTCTGGTAAGAAATAAACTGGAGGACAGGAAAGAAATGTCATGTTTATAACCAAGTAGGTTTACGAGATGGGTCACGTAGATAGTTAGACGCTGCCCATGGTTTGCTTGCAATATAATACTTGTATGCAGTAAAGATGTCAATGGTTTTGTCATGTTTGTACACATCAGGACCTGCAAAAACAAAAGGTGTATGCTTGGTGTAGTCTGCTGATGGTAAGAGATGTGTGGTCTCTTGTAGTGGTCTTTGACAAGAATGAATCTTACCGTATCTATGTGTGTACTCAGCACATAGAGCAAGACCATGGGTGAGTAACCACCATGCATTTTCTAGAGTATCATTTGCCCATATTGTGCATGGATGATTACGAAATGCACCTTTCTTTGTCTGATATGGTTGACCATCGTTACGATATATCTTGCCATAATTATGACCCCACTCCTCAGAACAAACAATAGAAAGCATTTGACATGTTTCGAGTGGCATCTTGACAATGTGTTTGTCAGGCAAGCACTGTGCTGAGACGGATGGGTCTGGGTCTGTCACAAAAATGTTCATAATATTCTAGTAGTGCTGAACCAATTGCAATCCCACCGTCGTATGCAATGGGATCTACGTACAGATTTACATCTATATTCTTTAGTATACTATAATTTGACACACAATTCAAGAAGAAACCACCAGAAACACATACATTCTTTTTATTTGTAAGTTCTACTGCCTTTTTGATCATGAATATGGCATGTCTTTCAGCAGATTTTTGTAAATTATATGCTAGATCTTCTGGTGGTATTTGAGGACCGACATATGCTGTAGTGTTACCCTCTGGTCTAAGTTGTGTGCTGCATAAACTGTGACCATACTCTTCATTGAATAGGTTGACATCACCACTACCATATGCAGACAGACCCATGGTTTTACCTGCTTCTATCTCATCAAACCCACAGTAACGTGAGACCCTTCTGAATGCCTGTCCAACGCTTGTCCTATTACTATAGAGGTTTCCATCTATCCAATGTGGTTCCCCCTCTAAGGCACTCTCCTCCTCACTGTAGAAGGTAGAGTAATGTTTGAAGACAGGTGTCATATTATCATAGATGCTCTCAGTTTCACAGTATCCATCATGATATGATCCTTTACCATCCATTACTACCACAGCAGAGTCCTCAAAGGGTGCAGTGTACCAAACACTAGCAGCATGACAATCATGATGTCTTTTCCTATAATCTACAAAAGGTATGCCCTTTGCTCTGACAATTTTGAGTAACTTATTTTTTGCTTCTGTTCTTTCTCTAAAGGTTTTTTTATTATATCGTGTAAAACAATCACATATGGTAACAACATCAACACTAGAATCAATATACTTATTGGCAAGAGTTTCCGCACTGACATCTCGTTTGACTCTGGTGACACGTTCCTCCTCTAAGTAAAATTCTATATGACCATCTTGAATGATCGCTAGTGATCCATTCTTTGCTAGATTTATACCGACGATTCTTGCCACTCTAATGCCTCACTCACAGCAGGGAACTGTTTGATAAAAACATCCCTCACTTCCTCTGCTATTCTCATGTGTTCAAGTTGAGTGCCATGTGCTGACCTCAAATTTATGTAGTGTATCCATGATCTACATGAACCAGTCATGTATAACTTTGTAGGAGTTGCTAACGGGAGAACAAATCTCGCACACTCCTTCGCAACACCCTCACGGATGAGTTCATTGTAGAGATCAATTCCTTCAGCGAAGTACTTCGCAATAGTTTTCTGAAGTTGTTTCTTCTGATTTTCGGGGATATCATCAATAGAATTTTGTCTGTTTTTAGAGTCCTGACTTCTAAGATCAGGTATAGGAATGACTCCTAAAAGATTTGTGTCAGCATATCTCTGACTAAACTCTTGGAAAGTAAAGGATCTGTGTCTCAGTATCTGTGCTGCTATACCTCTTGTTGTTTCTATCTCAAGAGTCATAGTTGACTGCTCAAATACAGACCAATGATTGTGCTTGATACAATACTTTAGTAGACCTGAGTAGTTCTCATTGTCCTGATTACTAGGGTTAGATACTCTGGCAATGTATGCCATGGTCTTCTCTGCATCAGGTGTAATGCTTACTAAGTTTACGGTCATGTCCCCTCAAACTCCTCATCATAATCCAATTCAATTGGTTGTATGTCATCGTACTTGTACGAATCTGTGTCTGAGTAGACCTCTGCCTTGAGTGCCGACAATAGCATCTCAAGATCAGTGACTATCACTTTTAGTTTGTCTCTATCCATGA